TATATATTCCGATAAATTTTTGCATACTTTACTATCTAAAGCTTTTTCTATTTTAAAAATAGCAGAACTTATCTTATCCATTTTCTTGAGAACGATCGATCAAAGCATAACTTATTAGACCTTGTATTTTACTGCTACCTGTAGCTGCTTGTACAGTTATGGCATCACCTGCTTCTAAATTTAAACCTTGAGGTGAGGCATTTATCTGCGACTTAGCCGCTACATCATCTCTAAAAAATTCATATTCTGTGCTTGAATCAGATGAATCAACAAAATTCATATTAACTAATATAGCTGATGACGCATCGTTGTTAGCTAAATAAATACTTTTGATTATTACTGTTCCACTAGCAGGACATGTAAATACTGTAGTTTTACTTGTATCCGTCTGTTTAAAACCTTGATTTTTATATTGTATTGTCATGATAAAAAATACTCAAAAGCTTGTTGATCATTTTTAATTTCTTGTTGATAACTAAAATTTAATTTTTGTATTATTTGAGTAAGAGCTAAATTAATTAATCTTTGATTTTCTATATTATACTCTTCTTTTGGTTCTGGTATAAAAGTATTTATTTTAGCCACGTTTCTTACCTTTCTTTTTTTCAGGTTCTTTTCTAATAGCTCTATATATTATATCAGGTGGTGCCATAAAATAACAGAACTCTTTTATTGTCAATAACTTAAATGATTTTTGTTTATGTAATCCCCATTTAAAATCTTTAGCATTTTTTTCTATCATCTCTGAATAGAATTTGTATTGTTGAGGCCATTCATTTTTTGTAAACTTCCATATTTTTTTGGCATCTAAAACAATAGCATATGGATTTGATGTGTGGTCGCTTTTCCAGATGTTTTCATCATCAAGACTTACAATATTTTTTATATCCATACATTAACGCCTACCATCAGGTTGCACATCAGCTCTAAAAGTACCATACCTCCAATCCTCGTCAGTAGTAATATTTTCTATTTTTAAATTTACAGCTCTAGCTCTAGCTCTAGTATCTACTTTTTGAGTTGAGGAGTTAACAGTAAATGGTCCTAAAGTGCTACTGGCTTCCGTGTCACTTGGAAAGTCTTTGAGGTTTATAGTAACTTTTGCATTACCATTTAAAGCTCTAAAGTCAGGAACAAATCTTCTTATTTTCATAAAAAATTCACCAGTTGAAACCACACCATCCCCTTGACCTTGTACTTCAAAATCTCCACTTTGTATGGTGCCAACTATTGCAGTTTTAGTGCCATCGGAATTTACTTGGTTATTACCTTTTTCATGAGCATATAAAGTTGTAGCTCCATTTGTAGCTGTTGCACCTTGTATAATTGGAAACGATGGTATAGCTGTTGTATTATAATCTGTTGCATAAGGGTTATCAAAAATAGTTTTATCATAATATGTTGTTCTAGCTAAAGAACCTATTGTCCATAAACCCTCTGCATAATTATAAGTTACTACCCTGTCAATTTGTGTAGTTGTAGATTTTGGATAAAACCAATTTATTTCACTAAACAAAGAATTATAACCAGCATAAACAACATCTGCTGCATCAAAATTTATACCTAAATCATCTGTGTCTTGTGTTGTAAAAACAAAGTCTTCAACAGAACAAGGTATTTTTTTTACTGTACCATCAAACAAATAAAAACCTCCTGCTCTTCCCATCCAGTACACTACACCATTTACAGCAACCATTGCATGTTGTGATATTAAACCACAGTTAGCTCCAACTTGTTGTATACCGAATGTAAAAGGTGGACCTACAAATTGCATTGTATAAGCAGATGTATCGGTAAGTATTAAAATAAAACTACCAGCATTTACTGCACCTACTATTTTTGTACCACTATCTATTCTAAAAGTTCCTGCTGTATTTACAGATGTTGGTGTGTAATCAGAAAAGTTTTCTTGATCTGCAAAACGAATAAACATTTTATCTTGAGAACTTGTTCCTACAGTAGTTTCAGTGCCTAAATGTATTAAATGTCTATCTCTGTCAGATACTACAGTCATCACACTTTGAATTGGTGCGTTTGTTATGACTGTAGCTCTTGTTGACAGAGCCGAGGCACTGCTCGGGTTCCATTGAAAAGTCTTATTATTTTTTACAGTCGCAACTAATATTTGCCCAAAGTTATCTAATGACCAGTTACCTGGTTCTAATGTTACTTCACCAGTAGGTGAAGCATCACCCCATCCAGTAAAGCTAGAGGCCTCTTGTACCACAGCACCATCACTATGAGCAGACCTAGTAGAGCCAGAAGCTCCTCTTACTATTCCTGTAACAGTGCTACCTGCTACACCCGTATAAGTTATTAATTCTTCACCAACTTTTAATGTACCACCATCACTACTAAAACCAGATACAGACGTTAAAGTAATTGCAGTACCTGAGCCACTTGTTCCATTAGCATCATCTAATAAAGCACCATTTAAAGTTGTGCTTGTTATACTTACATTTGACCCACCATAAAGACCTGTACCAAAACCATAACCAGTTACTTGTACTGCATCACCAACTTTAAAATATGGAGATAAAGTAACACTTCCTCCAGCACTAAAACCAGCACCTGATTCTACTTTACCTGCTGTCACAGTAAAACTATCAGAAGTTCTTGTTATTACTTCAAAAGTGTTTTGCGTAAAATCTGCACTTACAAAACCTGTACCAGAACCAGGTAAGGTTACACTTGCAAATAAAAACAAATCACCTACCTCTAAACCATGTGATGCTTTATTTACAGTAACTGTTGCAGAATTATTGGTAGTTGTTAAAGTACATGATGTTATGTTTGTATCTAAAGGTGAGATATCATAAAAGGCACCATCATGGTATAAAAATAAGCCTTTGTTTGTTCCTATGACTATATATCTTTTGCCAAGTAAATCACTCCATATGTGTGTGTCTCTTGCAACACCTACTAAAGTATTTAATGTAGTTTGTTCCCAACCGCCTATTTTTTCTGGATAACCATAACGAAAACGAACATTGTCGCAATCAATCCATTTTCCTTGTGCACCTGTCGGTGTTACTTGTTTGTTTATACCTCCAGCAATACGGATTTCACTAAGCATATCATTATCTTATATAAGCAGTTACTGTAGTATCGGATGTCCACCTATTTAGCCTATTCATAGTTTTTAAAGTACCATCACTATTCATTTCATCTGTATGCAATGCTATAAATTCTGTCATATCTTTAGCATTAGTTATTGCAGTAACAATATCATCAGCATCTTTTTGTATGGCTGCAACATAAGTTTTTACTGCATCTGGTATAGCTTTAGAACTATCATATATATTTCTTTCAACCAACCAACTAAACCTAGATATAAGGTCATGAGCCATTTTATTTGTATTGTTTTTAGCTATAGTTTTTAATCCTGTATTTATTAATTTTTCACCTTCTGGATTAATAATATTTTTACCAGCCTCATCTTTAGCCTCACTATCATCAAGAGGTCTATCTGTTATTGTATATTTTGTTGTAACTTTTTTATTACTTGCATCAAATGTATAAATAGGCTCAGATGTAATTTGAAACCTATTATCACCTTTTGTTCCACTGTCCTCTACTTGATATATACCTATTGCATTTAATTCTGACCAACTCCAAGCACCAAAAATAGTTCTTGGATGTCTTACATCGTCTACTACAATAGAACGAGCAACTTTAATTATTTCTGTTACTTCATTTTTACTGTTTACTAAAGCCCACATTTTATAATCTCCTTTTGTTAAAATCCGTTACTATACTTCGCTGGAACATCTGCCCACGCCATATATAAATATGTTTTACCACTTGCATCTAAATTAGTATTGTTATTTCTATGTTTAAAACCATTACCTAATATTTGTATATCATAGTTTCCAGACCAAGCTGCACCAGTATCAAACCAACCACCAGAAAATGTTGCTTTATTAAATTTTTGATGTGTAGTATTAAAATTTGCCCAACCATAAGTTGTAGAAGCTTCGTTTATTTTTTTACAAACTACTAATTTTGGACGAAAACCTAAATCAATGTATCTGCCATTTTGAGAACCTGAACCAGTATAGGTTCCAAAGGAACTATAGC